GCCCGCGATCTCATTGCGGTCCTGCGTGTAACCGTTGGCGATGTCCTTGGCGCTCGCCTTCTTGATGCGCACCTTGATGCAGACATTGCCGCCGATCAATTCGTCGGAATCCTGCACCCGTTGCAGGCCAATGGCGCGCATCAATTCGCCCAATTGCTCACGGCCGATGCGTTCGGCCTCGACGCTGGGGTTGCGGATGTTCAGGCTGCCGAAAATGACCCGGCCCTGCTGCGTCGGCCCAGTGATGTCGTAGCGGACATCGATCTTGGTGCCGGTGCCAGCCTTAGTCTGACCGACATCGGCCTTCGTGATCGTGGCGTCATACCACCCCTCAGGCAGCAGGTCATAACTGCGCTCAGGCTGCGGCAGGTTGTCGACGACAAAAGTTTCTTCGAGAAATGCCATGTCAATTACTCCTTGGTGATGGTGAACGAGGGACGGCCCGGTGTGGCCGTTATTGCGTCAAGCAGTGGGGTTGTGATTTCCGGCTTGGCTGCTTTCCAAGCGAAGGCGTTGATTTCCGGCTTCCACCGGAACAGGCTTGCAAGATGGTCGCTCAGGCCGTTCTCCGCCGCCAACTCTTGCAGCTTGTCGGCGTTGATCTTGCGGTTGATGCGGCCCTCGATCTTGACCTTGTACGTGTCCGCATCAAAGTTGAGGGTGCCCTCCAGCGTTTCGGCCACGCCAAAGCTCTTGACCATCGCATCCTCAAGATCGCGGCGGGTCTTGATCGCGGCCGTCTCAGCCGCCTTGGCGTCCAGCCACTGCTGGTAGATTGAGACGGTCATGCTGCACCGCCAATCTTGGCGATGATGGCACCGAGATCCGGCGCCTCCCACGTGTCCAGCTTGCCCGAGCGGTCCTTGGCCAGCCACGCGCCGTCGCCGTCGCACATCAGAGCGCGCTGGGTCACGCCGTCGGCGTCACGTTCGACCCGAAGCGCCAGCACCTCGTCGAAGAAGTACGGCAGCCCCTGCGTCAGCGACTTACCGGGCATGCCCGGATTGTAGAGCAGCTTGCCCATCTCATCCTGCGACTTCTCCAGCTTGGCGCTCATGTAGATGTGCTTGCCGGGCAGGTCGCGGAAGGCGCGGATGAGTTCCTGCATGGTGGTGTTGAGTTCACCATACGCGGCCCTTCCATCCTTGTTCTTGCGCAGTTCGTGAGCCAGCACGACCTCGGCGACCTCGCTGATGCTGTCCAGCGCCACGCTCTGATATGATGCCGCCTCGGTCGACGACTTGGCCCACTCGTACGCCTCACGCAGGTCATCCATGCCGGTGATTTCGATGTAGGGAAGGTCGGCGTCTTGAATTGACAGCAGACCACCCTCCGCCGACAACACGACCGGGTTCGGTAGCGTGCGGATTAGGCTCGTCTTGCCGGCGCCAGCCTGCCCGTAGCAGAGCAGCTTGACGCCGTTGGCGGACAGTCCGCCCGTCTGTTTCAGATTGATTGCCATAATGGCTCTCCGTGTTTAGCACCTGTCGGACCATCCAGTCGGTGCGTAAAAGGGTCTTTACAGCGCGTGTCGTGTGGTTGTAAAGCCTGAATTGTGGAAAAATCAAAAAGGAACGCTGATGCTCAATTTGGAACAACTGCGAACGGCGCTTGACGATCGCAACATCGAAAAGGTGTCGCAGCGCACCGGCATCCATCGCAACACGGTCGCGGCGATCCGCAACGGCACGAACGCCAACCCGACATATGCGACGATGAAGGCTTTGTCTGACTATCTGACTGCGGCGACAGTCGATGGTTGACCTCACCAACATATTGGGTGGCCCGTGGTCGCCGCCGAAGGTGGCGCAGCCTGATCCGCCGGCCGTGCAACTACTCAACGCCATGCAGCGATCGGGACTAACGCCGCCGCGTGAGATTGTCCTCGATGGCAAGCTGCACCGCTTCAACTCCGGCACGAAGGGAAGCCCCGGCGCCGGCGACAAGTCCGGCTGGTACGTGGCCTACTCGGATGGCATCCCCGCCGGCCGTTTCGGCTGCTGGCGCGCTGGCATCGAATCGACGTGGCGCGCCGACGTGGGCCGCAACTTGACCCCGGCCGAGGAAATGGCTCACGCCCGCCGCATGAACGAGGCCAAAGCCGCCCGCGATGCAGAGACGGCTCGCACCCGCGAGACCGCCGCCAACACCGTCGAGGCTATCTGGGTCGGTTGCATGGGCGCCGATCCGGCGCATCCCTATCTGGCGCGCAAGGGCGTCGCCGTGCATGGCTCCCGCGTCACGGGCGATGGCCGGCTGGTCGTGCCGCTCTATACGCCAGACGGGCATCTGGCATCGCTCCAGTATATCGATGTGGACGGCGGCAAGCTGTACCACTCCGGCGGCCAGACTGGCGGCTGCTATTGGATCGTCGGGACGATGGATGAGCCGGGCCCCGTCTACATTGCTGAAGGCTTCGCCACGGCCGCGACCATCCACGAAGTCACCGGCCGCCCCTGCGTCGTGGCCTACTCGGCCTCCAACCTCGTACCCGTTACCGGCTCGATACGCGAGCTGGTTGGGATCTCGACGCCGATCACGATCGTGGCAGACAACGACACATCCGGCACGGGCCAGAAATACGCCGATCAGGCGTCAGCCAAACATGGAGCGCGGGTCGTCATGCCACCCATCCCCGGCGATGCGAATGACTACCGGGAGGCGGGGTATGACCTGAAGGTGCTGCTCAACCCGCCCGCCCCCACAAATTGGCTGAAGCGATGGAAAGCTTTTACCCAAGAACCAGCCCCCATTCGCTGGCTCGTCAAGCATTGGCTGCAAGAGGGGGCACTCATCATGGTGCACGGCCCGTCAGGTGGCGGCAAGACCTTCGCCGTGCTGGACTGGAGCCTGCACATCGCGTCCGGTCGCACCGACTGGCATGGCCATCGCGTCAAGCCGGGCCCAGTGGTCTATCTGGCCGGCGAAGGTCACCACGGCTTGCGATCGCGCGGGGCCGCGTGGAGCCAACATTATCGGGTTGATGATCCAGACATGTGGATTTCTGATACTGGCACCGATCTCAACACGCCGGAAGGGTATCGCAAAGTGGTCGATGCCATCCGCGCCACCGATCAGGTGCCGGTTCTTATCTGTGTCGACACCCTGCACCGTTTCCTCGCCGGCGATGAGAACAGCGCACAGGACGCCAAGACCATGATCGACGCCTGCGCCAGCCTGATGCGGGAGTTCAACTGCTCGGTGCTCCTTGTCCACCACACCGGCGTCGCCGACGAGGCCCAGCACCGGGCGCGCGGATCGTCCGCATGGAAGGGCGCGCTCGAGATCGAGATCAGCGTCGTCCCCGCCAAGGGCGATACGCCAATCCAGATCGTGCAGCGCAAGTCCAAGGATGCCGAAGAGGCCGAGCCGGTCTACGCAAACCTCCAGTCCGTTGCCATCAACGGCTGGCTGGATGAGGATGGAGAGCCTGTTTCGAGCGCCGTGCTTGTAACCGCAAAGGCACCGCCAGAGCGGAAGAAAGCGGGGCCGGAGGATAAGGCATTCAGCAATTTTTGCGATGCGTGGTGGGATAGCGGCGCGGAAAATCCAGACGGCTGCCCCTACATCAGCCGCAGCGCATGGCTGGCATATCTTGAACAAAACTCGCCCGGCAAGGCAGAGCGCACATTGCGGAATCGCATTGATCCAAGCCGGTCTGACAGCATCACAGCGATATTAATTCACGCCGGAATTATGGAGCGGCACCGCGAAGGCTATCGGGTTATTTCTGGCGATCATGCCGGCCAACTGAACTTGGCCAAGAAGTCAGACATGGCCCCTAATGGCCCCTAAACCGGCCCCTGGGGAAATAGGGGCCAAGGGGGCAAAAAGCCGCTTTTCCGGCCCCTGCCTGCCCCTATATTCCTTAAGGAATAGGGGCAGAGGGGCCAAGCGGTGCGGAACATTTTAAGGTGGAAGTTTTATGTTTGAGATTGGAATGAATGTCGTGGTGCTAGATGCCGCCAATCTGCTTTGTGAGGCTGGTGATGATTGATCAGGTTTTGGGTGATGGCGTCAGTTCGTGGCGCGACATCGAGGGATATGCTAGACTGGCTGCAGATCGGCTGGAGAGCAGCCACAGCACGTCGGAGGATTGATCATGGCGCAGGGTGTGAACATTCGCAGCGCACAGCTGGCTGACCTCATCATTGAGGAACTCACGTCAGGCAAGCCGCTGCGGCAGATCTGTCGCGAGCAGAGCGTTGGCAAAAGCGCGGTGTACGATTGGCTGGATGATGACGCGGAGTTCCTCGGACGCTTCACGCGCGCGCGCGAACGCGGCGGTCACGAGATCGCCGACCAGTGCATCGAGATCGCCGACGATCAAGAGGAGGACCCCGCCTCGCGCCGGGTGCGCGTTGAGACGCGGCTGAAGCTGCTGGCGAAGTGGCATC